TTTTGATTTCATTCCCGATTTTCTCAGGGTTAAACTGCTGATACGCAAACTGACGAACATCTTCCCGGGTGGGCTTGGATTCCCAACATTGTTTCATTGCAGTCGCAAAATCCTTGATATCCCTCGGCTCGCCTTTAAACTCTGTCAATGAACAACCACGAGGCGCGACTACAGGCGTCCCGGAAGCCAAAGATTCCCGTATAATCCTGGTGGCAATGATATTGGGCGTAATAACCATATCCGCTGATCGGTAAATCTCATCTAAAAATGGAACAATGCCCCATATCTCGCCCATTAGTCCCATCTTCTTGAACGAACTCAGGAAATTAACGCTGGTATTGTCTCTTGGAACACCGTAAATGTGCAGCTTGGCTTTCGGGTAAAAATGCTCCTTAAAATACTGAGCAGCGAATACAAGGTTAAAAGGCGTGTAATCCTCCCGCCACATATCCGCTATGACAATATTCGGCTCTCCGGCAAAGGTGCCGAAGTCGTGCTTTGGGCCATCAGGTGAAAACAAATCAAAATTAACAGGTGCCGGAACGTGATATATTTTTTCCCCAGGCAACAGCCTTGACCAATAAAATGTATATTCCGGCCAGAATGTCACATATGCCTGGAACTTCTTTTTCTTCGCCGCCGCCTGCAAAAAGGAAATAACGGGGTTCAGCTTAAAGTATTCCAGCCTGAACGAATTTTCAGGCCGACCGTGCAGGGCGCATACCAGTGAAATGTTTAAATCCGGGGGTGCAGATGAATGAAAAAATCCGATGTCCGCGTCTTCTTTTGCCCATGCCAATGGCTGAGTTTCAATAATGCCGTCCTTTAACCCTGTCCGGCTTTCGGGCTTGTTTTCAAACCCGTAATCAATAAATCGGGCGTCAATACCCGCCTGCCTTTCGGCCAGTATGAGGTCTTTTACGGTCTCATACTGACCGCAGGCATGAGGGGCGAATATGGCAAAATGCGCTATTTTCATTGAACCTTCATCAAGTTTTGGTTGCAAGGTCTGACATTAAGGCAGTCATATCAGACGCATACTTTGCCATGTGAGCAATCAAATCAGAAGAAACCTTGTCAATCACGGTGTCCGCAATAATGAGATCCGAAGAAATCTTGTCCGCCACAGTATCGGCAATCACCAGGTCGCTGGCAATCGTGTCCACAATGGCGTTTGTGACAATCAGGTCGGACTTGATGGTATCAATCAATGCGTCCGCAATTTTAAGATCGCTCTGAATGACCGCAATATCAGAAGCCGATGCGCTGATATCACTGGCTGCAATAACCGCATCAGAGGCCGCCGCGACAATATCGGCCACGCTTGCGCTGAATCCGGCAACATCAGAAGCAATAACACTGAGATCCCCAACAGCCAGGGCGTTGTTTGACCCGCCATCCAGCTTATACCCGCCTTTTGCGTCAAAAATCTCAGCAGCCCAGGTGGAACTCGTTGCAGTATCGACTATGTTTTTAGTCAAAGCAGCGCTGTCATTATAGAAATTACCCTTGATTTTGACATTTGTGCAAAGGTCGCTGTAGAACTCAACAACAGAGGTTGACGCTTCGCCGTAATAATTAATATCAAGATCAGCGTTATTCGCTCCAACCAGTCGGACAGCATTCACCCCGGCGTCGCCGGTGGTATAGCCCTTGTGGGTCAGTTTGAGTTTGAAATTGTCTGCCGTGTCTTCGGTCAAAACAGCCCGAAGCATCTCAACGGTCGCGCTTTGGTCTTTTGACTCAAAATCAAGGGACACATTCGCGCCGCTGACGACAATCGGGGAAGCCAGCAGGTTAATCCCGCCGACAACCACAAAATTTGACCAGTCAACATCGTCCGCAGTCACCAGGATGGTGGCCGCCGTCGATGTCGTAAAAGTGAAGGTAGGCCGCAAATCGCCATGACCAAGACCGACAATCTTTACACCGTCAACATCAATATCAATCTGACCGGCGGAAATAATAGTCTCAGCGTGTCCAGGCATAAGATAGATGATGTCGTTTTTATCGGCGGTGCATTTCTCAAGCGCCTCGGCAAGAGTTGCTTTAGCGGTTTCCGGGGAAGTCCCGGCCCGTCCATCATCGCCCGTTACTGAACAGACGTAAAATTCCTTTACAATGGACAACCCAAAATCAGTAATGGGTCGGCTGGCTTTGTTCCCGCCGACAGTTCTTACTCTTTCTCCCATATCGTTCTCCTTAAAGGCGGCAATATCGTTATTTCTGCCGATCTACCGCCTTTACAAAAAGATTAAAATACATTATGCAGGTTCAGACAGATTGTTATGTCTCACATGCATCCGTCGGTTCGAGCATACAAGCTGGCCGCGCCATCTGGTGTTTGCGCTCATTACATCCGGCTGACCCAAAACTTCCTTGCTGGCCCATACCGGCGTGGTAAAATTGTAATCCGCATGAGACCGCAAAGACAGGAAATTCAGATTCAAGGCATCCAGATACCCGTCCAGGTTGGTGTCATAATACGGGTCTGCCACAATGGGCGCACCTTTGTGGGTGATATTGTCCCATCCGGCTTCAACCATTGAGGCTTCCTTGTAAATCTGTTGCGGGTGCAGGGTTCTTTCATACCCATCCCGAAGTTTGGTGGTTGTGCAGCAGAAATTGGGCAGCATACCCTTGAAGGAACCCATTGCAGGTTCGCGCCAAATCTTCTGCATAACCTCAAAAGAAATCGCGTCATCGGTTGTGATGACTTCCGCCGTCCAGGTGGACATATTGTCCGTAGCAATTGACCCATACTCGGTGCTGGTGGTCGTGTTAAACAGGTTACCAAGTCCTCGGAGTCGTGTTAAACAGGTTACCAAGTCCTCGGATAGCGTCTCCGGTGCCGGTAGCAATAACCTGTGTTGCCATCTGCGTCCGTGCGGCTTTGATAATGGCGTTGATATAAATCTTGGTGAGGTTGATAACGGCTTCCTCGCCGCTGTTCTGGGTGAGGTCGTCAAGGTTTTTGGTCTGAGAACCGTAAATACCTGACCAGGGAAATCTCGCAGCGTCCACAATGGTCTGTTTGGCTTGATTGATAACCGTGGTTGCGCCGTAAGAACCGGAGTTTGCGGCCCCGTATTCCAGCGGAACCTTAATCATCAACCCGCCGTCAACGGTTTCATGCGGTTTTACCAGCCAATTATCATTGGCTTTTGCGTTTCCCATCAGCTTCCACAATAAAGCGGAGGCTTTGTTCAGAATATCTTCCGGCTCGGTTTGCGCCCAATAATATTCAGTTGTTGCATTCAGTTCGCCTATAAGTGCCATAATTGGTTACTCCTTATTTTTTACCCGGCTTTTTCCCGATATCGCTGCAATGCTTCTTTCATGCCTTTATCAAGGTCTGCGCCGGTTGCTTTTGGTTGTTTTGTTTGTTGTGCCTGGGCGGATTGCCCCTTTGTAATTACCTTTCCTGTCTCGTCTGTGCCTTTCTTTAACGCCAAAAGGCGTTTGGCTTCGGCAAATTCCTCGGCAATTTGCTGCTTTTCAATCGCGGCGGTATCTCGCTGAATTTTTAGATACGCGGCTAACGGATCCATCATGCCGGTTGGATCATTGGCAATTTCCTCCCGGATACGCATTTGCATTTCCGGTGTGCCGAAATCCGGGTTGTTCTTGTAAAACTCCTTATGCGCGGCTTTAATGTCCCGTTCGTCCAGTTCTTTTTTGAACAGTTCAGAGGCCGCTGCAAGCGTTTTTGAATGTGTTGCTCGCGCGGTCAGTTCGTTGGATTTTGCAGTTAATTTGACAACCTGCTTTTGATAATCATCCGCCATAGGGTCAAGCGTCTCAATCTGCTTGTAGATATTGGCTATCTCAGCATCATAATCCGGGCCTTGATTCTGAGGGGCGGCTTGTGCCTTTTGTGACTGGCTCAGTTTGTCAACAAATTGCTGCGTCATTTCCAACTGTTTCCGAAGCATCCCGATTTCATTCCCCTGCCGGTCGGCAAAGGATTTAAGCTCGGTTACGCCTTTTACAGCGTCGTCTTTGCTTTTCCACGGCATGCCGGGGATAAATGATTCTTCCTGAACTGGTGCTTCTTTTATTGCCGGTTTTACTTCTTGCACTGCCATTGTGTTCTCCTTCCCAGGCCGTGATACATTCGGGTTGTCCTTTTCAGGCCCGTATCCGGTTGTCCCGGTAGTTAAAGCTGTTTAAATGCAAAAACCCGATTCAACGGCTTGCGTTCTGCAAGTTCTCCGTCAAATCGGGCTTCAAAGTATCCTTAAGACTATCTCAAGGATTTATCTGTAACCGAATATGTTTTTATATGTTGTGCTTATGATACATAATTTTAATAATAAATCAAGTAATTTTTCATCCTGCTGCAATTAATCCGCGATCTTTTAAATAGCGCTTATATTCGCCCCTGGTCTGAAGCGGCTTTTCATAGTCCGGTTGCAATACCTTTAATGCCGAATTAAACCATGTGATATTTACGGCATCATCGCATTGTAGCCCATGCCGATCCGACAAATACGTTCGCTTGGTTGCCCTGGATTTACAATTCGGGCAGACCATCTTTCGTTTTTTCTCGTATTCCTTCAGCGTCATGGCTTTATCAAAATTCACATGGCATTTTTTACATACATAACTATACAGCGGCATTATTCATATCTCCCTGCTGTTGGATTTTTGGTGTCCCTGGTTGGGGTTGGCTCGGCATGGCATTCCCCGGTTCACCCGATTGTCCTTGTTGCGCCTGCGCTTGTTCCTGCATCTGCTGATTCTGCATCAGCATTTGGCCGATTTGCTCGGCATATTCCTGGGGTAATCCGGCTTTCACAAGTATTTGTAACGCCTGCTCAAGCTGGCCCATGGCCATACGCATTAAAACCTCTCTCCAATCCGGCCAATTCAGGGTTTCAAGCAGACCTTCCTGGTCAATGGCTCCTTTTTCAAATAACGACATGCCTAATTCTTGATTCTGCAAGCTGGTTCTTGGTGTAGTTGACCCTGATTCGACGACATAGCTGAATTTACGGCCTGCATAGTTCGTCCCGATAAACGGTGTCGGCTGCCCGGACACATTGACAAAATCCACCTGAATACCGAAGTTCTGCCATAACCCTATCGCCCACCGGCTGCGTTGTTCAGCCAGCATGTCAATTGCCGAAGTCTTGGCTTGCATCATTACCTGGTTGCGTTCCTGTAACGCTACAATCGCGGAAGCGGCGATCACCCCTTTGGGCGCTTCTCCCCGGTCTGCATCCTCGATCTGATATACCCGGTCAAAATAACCTACCAACATATTGAGTATTTCAAAAAAAGACTGAGGCAAGTTCGGGATCTGCATAAATTCAATCCGGGCGTTCGGTGTAGTCGGCATTAATACCAACCTGCCGCCCTTATTTGCGTCAGATTCAACCATCTCCCTGGTAATGCCGCAATGCCTCTGAATGATTAAAGGCGGCTCCATGACGTTCTTGGCGTATTTGGACAGCTTGTTTATGAGTTTATTGATCTCAATGATTAAATCCGCTGTTTGCTCGGAAGCGGCGAAACCCCAAATATCAATTAGGGACTTGTAAGAATTGGCATGATAAACAGGAAAACGGCTCCATGGGTGAGTGACTTGGGCCAGTTCGATGGGTAATGCGGGATTGATATTGGGGTTTGCCGAATCGTCTAAAACAATATACCCGGATTTGTTTTTCGGTGCTTTGTCTGCCTTGGATTTTACAATGGTGATCTTTCTCACGCCATCAGGATAGGCCTTTTGCTTGGTCGATACCTGCTGAATAAGGACGTTTCCATCTTCGTCTGTGGCCGGCATTCCGGTTGTCGGGTCAATCTCCGGGGCTTCTTCCGTTTGTGTCGTCTCCCGGTTGTCCCTCACCCAGACTTCAATAAGTAAACAGCGTTCAATCTTCCCGTCTGTGATAGAATCCTGGTTGGTGGATTCAATCAGCTTGTCAGAATAGTTGCCGATTGTGGTTTTTGGTTGCGCGTAAGTTGATTTATACTCCTCCCTAACTAACCCTAAAAGCTCGTATGCTTCCTCGGCGCCCACACCCTTGACCTTAAACTCAGTTTCAACCTTATCCACAAAATCAAGATAGGCAAAAGCAAGAAACGGGCATTCGGTGTCTATGTTCTCATAATTGCCTGGTGCCGGGAACACGCTGAACGGATCTGATACGTCAATATTCGGTTCGCCTTTATCCTTGTCATACCATGGCTTCTCAAATGTGACCCCGTAAATCTCCATTGACCGGGCGGAAGTTCGCGTCTTTTTCTGCTGCCCTGAATCCTGCCACCATTTTTTGAGCGCCATTGTGAGGATCTTTTCAGCGTCGTCTGTCTCGCCATCAAGATCCACAACCTCGCCCACCGGGTTCCTGGCTGTAATATTGCTGACTGTGCGCTCGATATTGGCAAAATAAAGATTCACCAACGAGTTCCCGGCTTTTCGGCCTTTGCTGTCTGTTTTGCCGCGATACAGGCTATAATTGAATAGAAAATCATCCGGCTTTTTAAGGCGTTCTTTCTCCCGCCGGGCGATCTCAAATAAATTATAAGCAAAGTCTGCGACATCCGCGTGATTCTTCGGCGGTAAATTCACTAATGACCATTCAGGCATTTCCGTATTCTCCAAATAAAAAAGCCCGAACCAAGGATTTTACTCCTCGATTCGGGCCTCAAAGTTCCCCGGATAGCCGGGGCTTATCAGTAACCGATTATGTTATTTTATGTTTTTAAACAATTCCTCATAAATATTTTTTATATCAACCATATTTTTGCTTTCTAAAAACAAAGAAAGCTCCTTATTGTTGCAATAAATATTTAATTTGTTGGGTTTTAAAACTAAACCTGAAATAGACCTATACGGAATATAAATTGTCTCATTCAATTCATGACTAATAAATTTAAACCCAAAATTTAAAAAATACATTTGTTCGTATAAGTCACAATTGATAGTCTCGCTCATTATTCAAAGTCCCCGGCTTTTGTATTAGTTTCAAAATCAACATCACTATTAAATTCTTGAGTTATATCAAGAACTGCAACCTTGATTTTATGTTCAAGCTCTGTAAGTTCTGCCTGAGTTTTTATGTCAAGACCGGATATTTGTAATGTGCCTTCAATATAAACAACGCTCATTTTTTCACCATCAATCGGCTGCGCTCTTCCTTCTTCACAAACACATCACCAATGCCACCTTGTGACAAATTACATTCCAGGGTGATCTCATACTTGCCGGTAGCGCGGTTAGACATTAAATCATCCAGCCACGACCGGACAAAACAAACAATATCGCTATGCTGCTTGGTTGTCTGTTGCTGCATCTGACTTGACCTTATGCTTTCGTTTATGAGACCCTAACGCCAACCGGGACGGACTTGTATGGCCGCAGACATCGCATGTAAATTCTTCAAGCGGTTTCGATGGTTGCTTGATTTCAGCTTCTGCAATATTCTCCGGCGTAATGGTTTCCGATACAAACACCATATCGCCATCCGGCTCAAGAATAAACCTGCCGGACGGCGCTAATGGATATTCGCAGCGCGGGCAAAATATCTGAGCGCATGGCGTAGCATTGGTCCAGATAATNGAAGTNNGCCATTTCTTGATATTGAGGCAANAACCGGATCATNTCNCCGGTCGGCCTGGCTTCCGGGTTGAATTTCTCCGTTGTCTCGCTGCATACCTGCTTGCAGTTCGGGCATCTGACTTTCATAATCTTTCCTCATCCACGTCTTCAATTTTAGTTATCTTACCTAACCACGGAATATAGGGACAATTTATACTGATTTCATCCTCAGGTTTTACACTACGAACCCTTCCGCCATTAGACAAGAACCCGCCTTTTTCGGCGATAACAACCATGACATAAAAACCGTAATCTTTAATTTTAACTTCTTTATAGATGTCGTCTTGCCGAATAAAATAACGGTCGGATTTTTTGTCTACGGTTATGTTGCAGTTGCCCTTTAAGATTATTTGATACGCAGCAGTTTTAGCAAACGAATCAAAATTAGTTAGTGGAGACTCAATCAATCCATTTTTTTGCTTCACGAACCAAATTTCATACCTGGCTTTTTTGGGAATACCGTGCTGTAAACAATAATCCATGAGTGAATCATAATATTTTCGCAGTTTCATCCTGCCATCATTTTCAAAAATTGCTTTGACCGTTCCAATACTCTTGTTTCCGCTTCACCGGGTTCATCCGCCGGATAATCGCTTAAATCCGTTGCGTCCGGTATCCTGAATACCTCGCCTTTAATTTCACCTATAAACGGCTCACCTGGTTGGCGTCGGGCTTTGTGGGATAGATACGCGCCTGACCAAGTGAATATCATAGCAAGGCCGCACCCGGCAAGTAAACCAATACAGAATATTAACCAATCAGTCATATCTTTAACAACCCTTAGAGTTTATTATAACGTATTTTGTCCCTGTTTTTTTAAACTGGATGTCAGACGAAGCCCATATTTGATCTGGAATGATTATTTTGCTAAATTCTATTCCGTGGATTTTAACGCTTTCTTCAAAATCAATAATTACATCTCCAGATTCAAACTCTTCATAAATTTTAATTTTTGATTGTATCGGCATTTATATTTCCATCCTCACCAACTCATCCCGCATGTCACCCATCCACAGGGTTTGTGATAGCAGTGTGTGAAGCAACCCGCCAAGCGCGATAATAAACGGCTCATCCCGCTTAAACTCGTGAAGCTTTTCCCTGGCGATATTGCATTTTCCAAAATATAACCGTTGCTTTCCTGGTAGCAAACTTGACTGAATCACCCGAACATAAAGGTCAAATCGCTGCTTGCTGTCTAAAAGCCAATCTTCCGGCGGCGTGACCACAATAGCCGCTTTTTCGCCATTTTTACGGGTTAGCCACTCATTCCGACGCGCTAAAATGCCCGTAAACCGATTATCGTCACCGTGCCAATAGGACAGGGTGTCCGGTCTAAGGCCGAATCCGAACTCATCCCGCATTTTCAGAATTTCAGCTAACAGGGTCGGAACATCATTTGATTCCGCCTCGGCCAGCACCAAAAAAGGGGCATTGCTCGTATCCTCGACCTCCAACTTATCTGATGATCTTACCACCCCGACGACGGCGGCATATCCTGGCCGTCCAGGATCTTGCTCAGTGACTTCGGTCGGCCAACCGATACAGCCATATATCCCATGATACATCGGACCGATAGCGTCCTGATACCACCAAGGATTTTGAAATAGCGGCTGCTTGGTAATCCGGGCCTGGTCTATCCTGGCTTGCATGGTTTCCCAGGCGTAAGGATGTGTGACAAGCTCAATTCTACTCATTTATCACCACCCCAGGCGGATATGACGAATCAACGACACAGGCATCAAATATGTTATGGCTCTTAATCACACCACATAGGGCATACCTGATCGCATCAATACAATTATGAACAAGAACGCCATTAACAAAAAACTCATGGTCGCCATCAATGGTTAAATCATAAACATCACTTATCCCGGCGTCTTGAATTTTTAGCACACTTTCTTGAACAGTAGACAGTTTTGGCGTACTTATTCGATGTAAAATCTTTTTGGCATACCGGGCAAGTTTTAACAATATCATCAATTCCCGATGCTCGTCTCCATGCAGATTTACATTTGTTTGAACAGAACTTATCTTGGTGTCCAGCCTTTTTTGTAAGAAACCATTGCTCGCATTGAATACAATTTTTTTTAATTGGGATAAAGTTTTTGTAAGCCAGTGCGCCAATTTCTCTATGTTTTTCGCGTCCTTCTTTACTTGAATGCCATTTTTTTGTAAGAGGTCGAATTTTTTCCAGGTGTTTTGATTGCTGTTCCAGTCGGTCAGCCTCCCATTTATGTTTATCGGCATGTTGTTTGGCTGTAACGCATATAAGGTTTGTTGGGTCGTTATTCCCTGTATTTCCATCAATATGGTGAATAAGACATCCTTTAGGGATTGGGCCGAAGGTGTCCTCCCAAACAACCCGGTGTAAAAAAATTGGCGGTTTATTATTTTTCCAAGATCGTTTAAAATATTTGTTATCTGAAATGTTGTTACTTTCCGGGTATCGTCTAAAAACTTTTCCTTTATACTCGATTGTTTCAACCATTGCCGGGTCTCCTTCGGTAAAAGTGTTATACAATCACCATATCTTAAAGAATCGGCAAAGTCAAACTTATTGTTGAAAAATATTTTATGCTCTGGAGTGCATTTTATTGAATGATTACTTGTTTTTATTTCTAAAATTTTTCTATCTTTCCCCGTTATTCCAGCGAACAGCACCTTCCTGAATCCGTTGCGGGTCAAGGCCATATCCCCAGGAACTATTTGCTCAATTGGTATTTCTCCTCTGTTTGTAGCAACCAACTCGCCTTTAGCGATACAATGATTGTGTTTGTCCACAACGATAGGCAGTATTTCCTCAGTCTGCTTATCAATCTTGTAGGAATATAGCCTGAACTCTTCGGCGGTGTGCTTGCATCTCTCATGGATAATGATTTTATTAAAAGATTTCAGGACTGCAATACCATCCTCAACCGATCCGCTCCATTTGTCCGCAGCCGTGACATTAAATCCCCGGCGCTTAACATGGGAAATCGTTTCCGGCCTGGCCGAATCTGCCCGTATAGGCCAAGTCTGCGCCCCAGGGACACGCTGAAAAAACTTAGGCAGGTCGTCTATCTCAACTCCAATTCCGTAGGCTTCCTGGTCAATGTAGAGATTCTCGCCTTGAATAAAACACCGAATCAATGCCGTGGGGTCTTGACTGAATCCCCAATCCGCCCCGTAGTAATACCTGGTCTGGTCTGCCGGCTGGTCGAAGGTGCCGACCTCATATTTTCCTTTGAATATCTGTGCGTCTGATACTGTCCGGCAAAAGCCTTCCCAAACATGCTGATACGCTTCCGGGTCTACACGCAGCATATATTGACGCTCTTTTTCAAGGACTTCAGGGAATAATGGGTTTTCGTCCCAATTTACTTTTTTTATAATTGAATCTGGCGGCGGGGCAACTACAAAGCGTTGATAGGTAGGATCTGTTTCATTTTCAGGGTTAAAGGATATCCACAACTCTGATTTTTCTTTACGGACTGTTGGAATTAATATTTCCCAGGATCGTTCTGATATTGTCTGAGCTTCCTCGACCCAACAAATATCTATACCCTCAGTTGATTTTATTTCGTTGATGGACCGTTGAAGACCTTTAAAAATAAATTGAGATCCCTTGGCTGACGTTATGGCTGTTTGGGTGATATCAAAATAATTATTCAGCCCCATTAATTCAATTTTATCGACAATCAACCGATGAACTGAATCAGCTATCGAGTTTTGAAATTCACGAGTGCATAAAATTCTAAGAGGATTTTTAAGGGATAAGGAAACCAAAGCGATTGCAAAAGCGTGAGATTTTCCACCGCCACGGCCACCATAATAGACTTTATACCTGGCGGGTGTTGTGATTAGATCGCCAAATGCCAATGGCATTGCGGCTTTATTTGCCATCTTTCTTAGGCTCAATTAGGGTTATTTGAATATTCAACGACCCATTTTCACCGTTGGAGAACAAATTGACATCCGTTGATTGTGAAGGTTGCCCATGGGCATAAGCCAGAATTAATTTTAAAGCATTAAAATGTGCTGGGTTGTCTGTGTCCGATGCTATCTTGCTTAAATTTTCCCAGGCTTTCGGACTTTCTTTTAATGCCCGATCTATCCCAATTATTGTGGTTTTATTGGGAGACCCCTTTCGGCTTGAACTCCAGGTTTTCTGCCCCTTTTTTAACCCTTTTGCCATTTTACGCTTAAAAACACTTTGTTAAATAGCTCTTGTTATATAATTCTTCACTCACCAATATACCCATTCATGGCCGCCTGACTGAGCAGCCAGAACACGAATTTAAATATGAGATACACCGGAACGGCAAGCATGAGGAATGTGATAATGTGCCCTAAAATGCCTTGTTTTTCCGGGTTAGAGTTTTCCATGAAATACGCATATCATACAACATATGGTATTGTCAACTGATTTTAGACATACAGTTTATGGCCTCCGTTTCCCCCGATACCGCCGGATCACGGCGATAGCGTCAGCCTCATACATCCTGCCTAATTCAACAAAGATGATTTTGATGATTTCCTTGATTTGTGCGATTGACACACTCTTTTTTAACCCCTCTTTTTCCGTCACTGTTTTTGCAAATTCGTTCAAGTTCATGACTCCATTCTCCTTCCGTTTTTTGGTTATGTGTTGATAAAACTGGCAATCCCACGCTATACAGCGCACCGGCGGCTTGCCGCACCATCTGCCATCTGTGGACATTTTGTGTCGCTGGCAGGATTCAGTCTGTATTAATTTCAATCTTTCCATCAAAATATTTTTCGTTGTAAGTAGTAAATATATGATTTGTTTGTTTTTTTGCCGTATCAATTAATTCAGGATACCCCTTAAAACATCGTTTACAAAACGCCCCAATAAAGCTAATCCGTATTCCGTTATATTCACCGCAAATGTAAACCGGCTTCCACTTATGCCCAAATAAATCACAAAGCGATATTTTCATTCCACCACCAATCCCAGCGCCTCGGCTATCTCGCCCGCCTGCGCCCTAAGCCGATAAATAGCCCTGTTTTCCAATTGCCTGACACGCTCATGGGATATGCCNAGNANNNNCCCNACCTGCCTATGTGTCCGTATGGCGTGCTTTTTGAGTTCGTCAACGCCTTCCAGCTTGTAAACATTCTGAGCATACCTATCACCGGCAAGCCGGGACGATACCTTGCTATGCGCCTTTGAGCATATCGGGCACCGCTTCCCGGA